CCCAGGCAGCGTCGATGGCAGCGTCCCAGGCAGCGGCCCTGGCAGCGTCCCAGGCAGCGTCCCTGGCAGCGGCCCTGGCAGCGTCGATGGCAGCGTCCCTGGCAGCGTCCCTGGCAGCGTCCCTGGCAGCGTCCCAGGCAGCGGCCCAGGCAGCGTCGATGGCAGCGTCCCAGGCAGCGGCCCTGGCAGCGTCCCAGGCAGCGGCCCTGGCAGCGGCCCTGGCAGCGGCCCTGGCAGCGGCCCTGGCAGCGGCCCTGGCAGCGTCCCAGGCAGCGTCCCAGGTGGTGAAAGATTTTGTTTCTACAGACAGTTTTGCTTTCGTGAAAGGTTTGAAAGCGTCGGCGACTTTTTGCAGATCATCTAAATTAATTGGCTTGGTTGCGTGAAAGTATAAGGATTTGTCGGATGCTTTTTCTATAACACCAATTACATTCTTCCAGTTTGGCCCGAATTTGTACTCAGCCATCCCCTTCATCTTACCCGACTTAAGGGCTTTCATGACGAACGGATGCGCGGGAAAGTTCTCTTTGTCCATCCCTGCCGCACCGGGATATAACTTGCGAATCGCAGAATGTCCGATGGAATCTTTGACCTCAAGATGATGATGCTTGATATCCTTGTCGGTCAGGAACAAGATCGTTCCGTCTTTTTGTTCTATCCAGCTTGGGAATTCGCACACAATAGCCTCCTTATTTCAATAGTTTACTACCCAAAGAATAAACATCACCAGCACAGCCAGCACCATGAAGCCGATCACGGTCTCCCGCTTCGCCGCCCAGTCCTCAGCGTCAGATACTCCCCGCTCGATCTTGGAATCCAGGTTGACTAGGGAATCAATGAGCTTAAGAGTGCTCATAAGATATCCTTTCCCTTGAACCATGTCCATACTGCTCGGGCAGGCCATGCCAACAGCGCGAATACTGCTACAAATTCAAGGAAATCCATGATCTTGTAGACCACTATGCCAGAAATCCCGTATCTTCCGATCAATTCAATTATTTCCTTGTCCATCACTTACCTCCCTTGGTTAAGGGCTGGACCAGGCGCTTGCCCGGCTCAACCTGCACCTGTTTCCCTCTCCATTGATACGACTTGCATGAAGGGCAGGCTCGCGGTCCATCCGGCAGGTTAGAATCCCATTCCAAGTCGCAGTGTCTACAACGGCATTTCATAATTTACCTCCTCATAATCTGTTAAGAAGAAGAATAATACAAATAAGAATGAATGTCAATCCCTAAAATAAAATATTTTTGACTTTTCTTTCAAGTAGGTATAAAAAGAGAACATGCCAAAGAAAGCACCCACCACAAAAAAGCCGCCAGTTAAATCCAGAACATCTGCCGCCCCATCCCCCCCCAAGCACGCAGGCGGACGCCCTCCGAAATACAGCACCCCCGAAGAAATGCAGGCAGTTGTAGATGATTATTTTGAATCCTGTTGGGTGGAAAAGATCACAGAGACGGAAAATAAAGAAACCGGCGAGATCATTACATCGAACGTAAGATATCAGAATAGGCCGTATACTATGGCCGGATTAGCGTATCATCTTGAAATGACTACACAAGGGGTGAGAGAATACGGCGGGAAAGATGAGTTTTCTTGCATAGTAAAAAGAGCGAAGCAAAAAGTTGAGATGTCATGGGAAGAACAGTTATACGATGGGAAAGGTTCAGGCCCGATATTTTGGCTCAAGAACCATGCAGGATACCGCGACAAACAAGAGCATGAACTGTCCGGCAAAGACGGGGCCCCGATAGAATTCACTTTCAACATTCACCCTGATGCGGCCAAAGGTGCCAATGATGGGAACAAAGATTAACTATAACGCCACTTACACCCTCTCCCTGTTTCACCTATCCAATGCTTTTTACCGTGGAGTCCGCGGGCCTGTCCGATCCGGCAAGTCAACCGCAATGTGCAACGAAATAATGAGGCGGGCTCTCGCCCAGAAGCCGGCACCTGACGGTACACGCTACAGCCGATGGGTGGTTGTCCGCTCAACGTACCGAGAATTGAGTGATACCACAATAGCCACATGGCAACGATGTTTCCCACCTGATGATTTCGGAGAGATTTCCACGAATGACATGATCCACGAGATACGATTACCAGGGCTCCACATGGATGTCCTTTTCCGAGCACTCGACCGGCCGCGGGATGTTCGGAAGCTGCTGTCTCTTGAAGTGACCGGCGCGTGGGTCAATGAGGCGAAGGAGATCCCAAAAGTGGTTATTGACGTGCTCGGCGACCGCGTTGGCCAGTACCCGCCGAAAGATATGGGGGGCTGTACCTACCGCGGCGTGATGATGGATACCAACTCAATGGACGATGATCATTGGTGGTATCTTTTGGAGCAGGAGCCTCCGCCTGGATGGGATTTCTTCGTACAGCCTGGCGGTCTCGTCGAGAAAGAAGGGCGGTTCACTCCTAACCCTGGAGCTGAGAACGTCGAAAACCTCAACGAGTCGGATTATTATTCAACTCGTATGGCTGGCAAGAAAGACGATTACATCCGGGTTTATTACTGTAATCAGATAGGTTTCGTCCAGGAGGGCAGGCCGGTCATCCCTGAGTATATCGACGCGATTCACTGCTCCCACGAAACCCTGCACCCGGTGCAGGGATTACCTATACGAGTCGGGATAGACTGGGGGCTCACCCCTGCGGCGATCTTCGGGCAGCGATTACCCAATGGTCGGTGGATCTGGACGCATGAACTGGTGACCGAGCACATGGGCGCCAAGAACTTCGGCAGGGAATTCGCTCAGTTCGTATCTGCCACCTTCCCTGGATTCAAGTTTGAGGTCCCTTATGGTGACCCGGCCGGGATGGCCGAGGCGCAGACTGATGAATCGACGCCGTTCGATATCTTTAACACATCCCTGAAAGACGAAGGGGTGCCGCTCACTGCCATGCCGGCGCCGTCCAACGATCCGACGCTCAGGCATGGGGCGCTCGGCAATGTCCTTAGTAGGCTGATAGATGGAAAGCCAGGGCTGATAATCTCCCCTACGCTGAAAGTCACACGCAAAGGTCTCGCTGGAGGGTATTGCTACAAGCGCGTGCAGGTGACCGGTGATGAGCGATTCCAGGACAAGCCGGACAAGAACCGGTACTCTCACCCTGTTGAGGCGGGGGAATACATGTTGATTGGAGCGGGCGAAGGGCTGGCGCTCATTACCCCCGCGAAAGGGCAAGCTCAAACTGACTGGCGCCACTCCGCCCAGGTGATCAGGGCTCCGTATCGAAGCACATGGAGACCGTCATGAGGAAGGGGGGACCTCGACCGAGCCCGGTCCCGAACAAGGGAGGCCATTGCTTCGTAGCGAGGAAGCGGCGGCACAGTACGAAGAAATCAGCCCTCGGCGCGGCCGGCGCGTCAGAGAGAGCGAGCGGTTATGATGTACGCTGTTACAAGTGCCCCCATTGTAGGGACTGGCACTTAACGAAGCAACCCAGGAGGGAGAGCAATGAGCAAGTTTATTGATGCGGTGAGAGCGGAGTTATTGCACGAGAGGAAAGTGTGTTTTTCTCCGATGTTGGCTGTCAAGAAAGAATACAAGAGACCAACCCCCGATTATGACGATCTGACCGAGTATTGCATCTCTGTGGGGTGGGTGCAAACAGGATTTTGTAAACCCGAGGAACTCGCTCCGATGCTAGACAATGTTATCCGTGCATTGCGAGAGGCCATTTACGGCGACATTAAACAGTGCGCCATTAAACTGGAACGGGCGATCTACGAACAGGACAGGGACACCATTTTGTCAGAAATCAGAGATATCATGAGGGAAGTTTTTGGAGGGTAAACCACACGACAGGAGGTTTAAGATGAAGAGTCACGCAGATGAGATATGGGAGAAGAGGGACGTTTCGAGAGAGCCAGAACTATTTGCAGTCGGTTTGTACGAGTACGCCAAGGGCCTCGAATTCGCCCTTGAGTGTATCGGCAAGGGGATGAAGATACCAAACTCCGATTTCACCTGTCCGCACTGCACGAATCCGAAGCCGCATATTCATGGGAAAGAGGCGGCACGGATACATACCGACAACGTTCCCGTATTCGAAGAGTCTTTTCATGCCAAGCACGGCCCGGGCAAGCCCTGCGGGAAACCGTTCTGCGTTCTGTGCTATCCCGATGGACCCGGCGGACAGCCGAAAGAGGAAATAAATTCTCTTGACAATCGCTAATCATCGTAATATATAGGAAACTAATGAAGTTTCTTGACCTGCTCAAGAGGGTGAAGGCAATGTTGGAAGAGATACCTGCCAACCATACCGGCGAGGTTGTTATGAAATTCCAACTCAACCAGGGAGGCGTCAGGGATTCACAGTTAACAATCAGCAAGACATTCAAATAATCACGGCTTCCATCTTCGCCTCCACGATGTAGGTGGAGCCTCGAACAAATGGCCCGGCAATACGGTTGATATGACCGCTATAGCTGGGCTTTTGCCGTTTAAAGGGATGAACCGGCGTCCAACCGATCCTAGCCGTTAAACAGGAACAGATGAATACCGCCGAACCTTGCGGCCAAGTCAAGGTGAAACAAAATACCGGGCAACGGTGACTACTTCCGACCCGGACCTTCCGGCCCTGAAATATGGGTGGCCTTGGAAGCACGGCAAGCACTCTGACGCTCCTTGTCGTGGGTAGCGGGGCAAAGAAAGCTACCAGGGGAACAACGAGTACCCCGATTGTGTCAGGATCAATCCTTGAGTCTTAGGGGCAAACCCAAGGCTAAGGGAAGGGGGAAAGTAGATCACAAGAACCAGTTGAGGCACGAAACACTAGAAAGTAACACCGGCACCTTTGCTGTATACGATAAAGTGTTAAGGTATACGATGAGTAACACGAATATAAATAAAGTAACACCGATAGCGTCTAAAGAAGATATCGAACGAGAGATAGAAAGCCTGACCCGTGTTGTGAATAACCTCCCGCTAAGATTAGGCGGGCGGCTTTTGATGAAAATAGCGAAGTTGAAACGGCAGCTTGCGGGCATTTAAGATGGGGTTTTTATGCACGAGCGGCTTAAAAACATCCAACAAGACCAACACAGGAGGTTCACACCGATGAGAGACGGATTACAGGAGGGGTTCAATATCCTCTACGGCTCAGGGGATTCGTATTC